TTTGCGTCATCTATAACTTTTTGAGCCTCAGCGCCTTCAACTTCTTGTCCTGCTGGATTGATTACACGCGTATCGCCATTTGCAAGAACTTGTTGAATGGTTCCATTTTTAAACTTAGTTGTTGACTGAACACGAGTTTTTCTGAAGTCTTCTGGCAATGCTGCGCCAGTCTGCGCAATTAACGCATCAAGTGATTGGTCGTCAAGCTGAACGCTATTGATTTGCGCAGGGTCAATGCCTACTGATTTAAGCATGTCTTGATTTAACGAGTTCACAAAGCCATATCGCTTATCAGATGGAAGCTCCTTAACCTTTACAGCTAGGCGATTAATCAGTTTTAAACGCTCCACGCCTTGCTCATAATCAGCGCGCGAAATCTGCTGCTGATTTTGCTGCATGGCCTGATCGTTAAGCTGTTTTCTTTGATAAGCTTGTTGGCCGCCAACTAGCGCGCCAGCTAGATCGACTTGTTGAGATTGGCCTGCAAGTGGTGATAGTGCCGAAACCATAAGAACCTCAATTAATATTGTGTTTTGCCAATGTTCCAGCCGCTATATTGCGGATTTAATTGCGGCGAAGTTGGCGGTGGTGTTTTGCCTGAAAGCAGCCCGCCAAAATTACCACCAAGAGCCGTATAAGCGCCAAGCCCTTGTTGCAAACCCTGAACCAAAGCGGGTGCATTTTGCGAATTATAAACCGCCGCGCCAGATTGCGCTTGACCTAAATTCTGTGCGAGTTGCGCCTGCTCTGAACCTTGGCCTATTATCGTGTTTGCGCTTGTCGTACCTTGGCCTGATAACAATTGCGCTAGCTGTGCTGCTGTTGATGTGTTCAGGTTCGCAAGGTTTTTAGAGCCTTCTGTTTGAAGCCCTGAAATACCAGCGCCTCTTGCGGTTTGCAAATCTGCAATTCCAGCACCAAGGCCGGTCTGCAGCCCCGCAATGCCTGAGCCACGGTTAGCCTGAAGTTCTGCAATTCCAGCGCCTTTAGCTGTTGACATTCCAGAAAGCAACTGCGCTAGCTGCTGCTGAATTCCTGAGCGAGAGTTGCCAAGCCCAGCTTGAAGCTGAGCAATTGATTGCGTTGCAGCATCACCGCGATTAGCGATTGAACCAAGGCGATTAAATTGGTTGTCAAAGTCAGTTTGCGCACGGCCAAACGCCTGCTCTTGAAGTGCCGCCATAACGCGAGGTGATGCACTTAATCCACCGCCAAGTGCCGCCTGATTTCTAAGAAGTGATTGCTCTTGCTGTTTGGATAGAAAGTCTTGGCCTGGGGAGTCTTTGTAATTCTGAAATGCTGCCGCTTGAGCTTCTGGCCCAAGCGAGCCAGATAGCGCAGCTTGCAATTGTGAAGCGCCAGCACCTTGCTGTGAAGTTGGCTGTAACGTTGACTGTGCTTGACCGTAAGCGCCTGACACCATCTGATCTGCATTTGAGTATCCTGCATTCAAATCATTCTTAGCTGTGTCGTAACCGCCGCCAAGGCTATTTATTGCTTGGTCATACCCGCTACCAAGAGTGTCCATTCCTTGGCTAAAAAGTCCGCCAAGCGTACCCATTGCCTGATCGTATCCACCACCAAGCGAACCAATAGCAGATTGATTCCCAGTAATTAGATTTTGCTGCGCCTGATTAGCGCCAGAAGTTACCGCATCGCGAGCTTGAGTAAAGCCTTGATTGATTAGCGGTAATGCTTGCTCGGTGGCAAGTCTTGTTTGCTCCTGGGCTTGCTGTACGCCCTGAGATTGAATTTTTGCAGCATCTTTTGCCGCGCTAGACTGCTTCTTGGCTCCGTATACCGTAGCCCCCGCAAGCACTGCCGCACCCGTTATCGCTGCCATAATCAAAAACCTTTGTATAGCTTGTTTCAGAGTGGACGTAGCCCATGCGCTCGTACATCTTGCCGACTTGTTCGGGCATAGATGACTGCATGGAAACCATTGTCCAGTATTTAATACCTTGCTCTTTCACTAACCCCTCCATAAACAGGAGAAGCGCTATACCGTTTTTGCCCTTACGGTGCTCGGGATTAAGCCAAAAGGCGAGCTCAGTAGCACCAACCGCCTTTGTACTTCCAAGTATAAACGATTTGATTGCCGCGCAAAAGCCAACTACGCATTTATCATCTTCAGCAACCACAAGAAGCCCATGGTCATAAGCCATTTTTACATACAAAAGAGTATGGTCTGGCTCGAAATCTTCGCTAAACTGAGTACTAAGCCAAAACAATGAGGCCATGCTAAGGATGCAATCAAAATCTTGCTCTGTCGCCAATCTATATTTATACATGCCTACAAAACTCTCCGTAATGCATATTTCTTGCTTCTTCATCATAATCAAATAAACGCTTAACTAAATCCTGCGTAATCATATTGGCCTCAACTAAAAAAAACCGTTAATACAGTTCTTGCCTCAATACCTTCACCAAACCCACCAATAGGCATGGCGCAATGAAACTTACCTGAATCAAAAATAACTGCGCGATTTTCTTTCATGCTTACCATATCAACCACAGCCCACTTATCCGGTGAATTTTGATCCTGAGCCACATAATCAACCATTTCTTGAGATTCTGGCGCATACATCACCCCTGTTTCTTTGTGCCTAATAAATGCGGTGCCTCCATCTGCGTCATTCATGTATAGCATTAAACTATAAGAACCCATTGAGTTATCGGTGTGAGCTATGTGTGGTACATGACAGCCTGCTGGCGATCTACGCATAAACATGGTTATGTTTTCAGGCTCGTGGCCTAGCTCTTTAGTTATTCGCCAAACCAATTCGGATCGGACAGCATCAGGAATATGCACACAAATATGCGGATAATTAACACCATCAACAGGATTAACAGCGCCAGAGAAATCAGAAGCAAAGGCGAAATTCTTAAGATCATTGTAGCTATCCAGAAAGTCGTTAATAATCATCATACAATCTGAACCCATCCGGTATTTAATGTTTCTGCTGTTGTTTTAAACCACAACTCACCTAGCACAGTATCAAAGTAGTATCTCTTCTGCGCGGCAAATACGGCACCGTTAGGGGTTACAAGTCCATCCTGAATATCAAGCTTATTTAAAAGCAGCGTTACGCTTTCGATCCACCCAATAAACCTATCTTCAGCAACTCCGCTGGCCTTGGCTATCGGGAAATCTCTGACTGGGTTCTGTATCATTGTGCATTCGCCATGATTTTGTTGATAGCTCTAGGGTATTGTCCTGAGTATTCGATTCTTAGCTGACGAGCTATCGAGAAGCTTCCGAGCCTATCCCAAATCACGCGGCGGCCATACTCGCCAATTGCACCGGTCTTGCGCGCAATCTTATTGGAGAACGTGTAGCCGCCATCGCCAGACCATGAAAGGTTTATTTGGTCATTATCGCCAACGCCAACATCGGTGAAAACTTCAATCGCCCAAACCTTACCCTTAACACCTGAATTGCCAAGGGGCTGAGTATCAAGCACACAAGCCATATTGATCCCGTACTCGGTGCCTAGCTCATCTGTAATCTCGCCTATGCGGCCATCTATCGAATCACCGGCTATAACTCGGTTATATGCCTGCACAATCGAACTAACTCGCCACGGTATATCCAAGTAGTCAGATCCAACTGCAACGCGTGAGCGCTGTTCGTGCCATTGTGGTGTGCCAGACATTGAGCTAGCGGCCAAGTCATACTTAAAGCAGTAGTCACCAACATTCAACACAAGAAATTCAGCGCCGTTTTGTGAGTGCCTTAACATAAACGCGCGGCCTATATCCTCGTCGCTCATGTTTTGAAGAATGAAATCTATCGCCTCGGTTGAGATGTTTTGCACCGCCCCGCCAGAATATAGCCAGACAGATGCGTCAGCGTTCTCACCCCCATAGCCAACCCAAACAAATGATTGCCTGAATGGCGTTTTAGAAAACTTTGTGCGAAGGCCTATATCTATTGCCGCGTTGGGAATTGGGCTAAATGTAAATTCGCCAGACGCCGTATTACTGAACGGTATTGTTAAGTTGTCGCCGAACACATAGAGCTGATTGCGGTACACCCCAAGTCCTACAACTTTACTAAGCTGCGGAACCGGATAGGAGTCCAAAGGATTGTAGGTCAGACCATCATTAAAATTAGAGTGAAAAACGATGTTTGAATCTGTCTTACTAAAGACGAACACGCTATCCAATGCAACCACGTCATCAACTGGGCCATCGAAATCTAGGCTAGTTATTTCAGCAACCGCACCACCTTCGGTATAAATGTAAGCCTTAACACCCGGCACAACAATGCAAAGCTGTGAGGTTAATTTGTCCATTTGAACGCGGCCAGTTCCGGCAATTGTCCCCAATGAAACAGACGAATAACTAACACTTAAATCGGGGTTAACTATGCGGTCAACGCGATAGAGAGTGTTCCCATTAACAAAATATGGCTTACCATTAAGAATCTTTGCCCCACGGTTAACGCCAGTTCCAGCGGTGGCTATTTGATCCAAGCCAGAGCAGTGATACAGGTTATCAGGATTCAACGCGCCAGATTTGGCAAAGTTTGGATACCAGTTAATGCACCGCTGAGATGAGAATTGCGGCGAGCGCGACTTGTAGAAGCCACCGGTAAGCGGGATTTGGATTAGCCCTGCCTTTGAAGTCACGGATTAATCCTCTAGTAAAATATGGTCGCCATCTTCGGTTAATATTGACGGGTCAGCGGCGGGATAGAAAATATCATCATAAACACCGCCATCGGTATTGCCTGAGCCGGTCGGCATAGTGTCAGAATACGATGTAACTGGTAATGTTTGGTGCTGATTAAGCAGATTAGTCCAAGCTTGGCGCTCGTTTTCTGCAATTATTTGGATTTGGTCGGTAGGCGGGTATTGTGATGCAAGCCTAGTTGCAAGCTTGAATGTTGCCCACTCTTCGGCATAGGTTGGAATCGTTACTAGCTGCGACCCTGAAGTGATTATGGTAAAGCCTAGACCAAGATAATCTACACCCAACATCATGCGGTTAAGGTATCGAATACCCGTGGCCATATCATCGCCGCTTACTGGCTGTTCGGCAGCTTGTCGGCCAATCTCTTGCAGCGCGTCTCTAATCAGGTCTTCCGCTTTCATTAATCACCGCCAATGCTTTATCTTTAACAGTTTCAAGGCTTCCGCGCTTATCAATCTCAACGCTGAAATACTTCTTCACGTATGATTCTACAGCATCTTTAGAGTCTAGCCCAATGATATTAAGCTCGTGATCTTCTGTCTTGCTAGGCTCTAGTTGTTCCGGCGTATCGCGAAAGCCCATTGCGCGCAATCTGTCTTGGTATCGCTCTTGGTGGCAAGTGATTTGAATGTAATTGTCAGGTGATCCGTGGAACATTGAAATGTGCATATAAAACCTATTATTGATTAGAAAAAAGCCCCCAATTAAGAGGGCTTTTTGTTTTGCTAACGATTACACACCCCAACCACGACCTGCAAACAGTGGGTTAAAACATGCGAACGCTGGTAAGGCATCGAAACGTACAACGTTTTTATTGCGATCGCCATCAGCGTACCGGCTAATACGGATAGAAACACCGTTTTTCATCGTCATCACCGTGTCGGTTGAGTAAAGCTTTGGAAGCTTCACAAAGCCAACGCCAAATGCCGCCTTGGAGTAGAACAGGTTAGGCTGGTACTCGGTAGATTCAGCTCCGAGGATAGTAATAACATCGCCAGAAGTTACCGCAGAACTAATGTTGTTGTACTGACCGTTAGCCTCGAAGATTGCGGCAGGCGATACAGTAACGGTCAATGCGCCACCAGAAGCAGTACCACCCACAACAACTGTTGCACGGAAAGGAATCGGCAGGCCGTTAGCGCCCATGACAACTTTACGCGTTTTCAAGTTGATGTAGTAACGACCAGTAACTTCGATAACTTCACCGGGTGTGATTGTGCCAGTTGAAGATAATCCAGTCAGCGACCAATTTTGCAAGTATGAATCTTTAACAGATGCATAGGTTGCAGTAGGAGTCGCCGCCAAGGTTCCTGATCGGTCTGCAGCAGTACCGGAAGTGTAGGAGCTAAGCGCATTTGAACTCATAGCGCGCAAGCCGCCGAACTTGGTGGAAATCTGCGCATCTTGCCAAGCGTTAGTTACCAAGCTTTCAGCGCCAGACGCCAAACCGTTGGTAAACTTGGCTAGATTGGTTTCGCTAAAAGGATTCATAACATAATTCTTGTCGCCCATTACACCGATAGACTTCATCAGCGCACCGGCGCCAGCAACATGATCCCATGAAGTAACTGGAGTGCCGGGGGTGCCGTAGGTTAAACCTGAGTTTTGAATCATAAATGTACCTAGATCGGTTTCGATATCGGTAATTAATTGATCCGCAATAGGCTCAAGCGCAGCATCCAATTCATTGAGGCGCAATGCTTCCTCAAGAATACCCCATTCAACGTCAACGGTATAAACGCTCTGAACCGTACCAATGGAGTTACCCATGACGATATCGTTGCGAGTGCCGCCAGAAATATCACCGCCAGCAGTTTTCTTGCTGCGATATTGCATTGGGCGTTTGAATTTAATCGACTCGCCAAAATCAGGAGTACCCAAGCCAGCGGTTTCCAGTTTTTGAGTGTCAACGGTTTTAAGTAAAACAACGTCTGCTTCAAAGCCTTTTGCAAAGCCCTTAGCGACCTTGAGCGTAATGTTACTATCTGTACTGTTAGCCATGATTTAGCTTCCTATTCGTAGGTTGTGCCATCAGAATCAGTGCTAGAGCTTATTGGGCGTGACCCGTTTACTCTAGTTGGCGGCGATGGCGCTTTTGAGATTGGTTTAACGTTCAATTTGTTGCGAATGCTTCGCTCGATGAAAGAAACGGCTTTTGCTGGCGACATACCTACTACATCCGCCAGAACATCAACATTTTGATGAAGAAATTTGACAATAGCTGGGCCATCGTCATCTTCCAGCAAGAATTCTGTTAGGTCTTTGCTGATCCCATATTGCGTAACAGTATCAGCAGCAACTTTAAGGTCTTGCGGATTAATCTTCAGTCGTTCAATGTTTTTGTTGTAAGTTGTCAGCAGTGAACCCTGTTTTTCCTGCTCCCTAACTTCGCTTTGCTGTTTGCGTTGCTCGGACTCAGATTCAAACCTCATTTGATCTCTAATGTATTGCTCACGCGCTCGCATTTGTTGCGCGTATACATCGGGGTCAACGAGTGGATCAGCAGAAGGCGCTGGAACCTCTTTAGGTGGCTCTGGCTCTTTCTGTTGTTGCTGTAACTTACGCTCGGCAGCTTCCGCTCTTCGTGCGTTTTCGTGCATTTTTCTGGTTAGTTCATCAACTCTCGCCTTTACGGCTGGATCTTTGATTTCAACATAACCAGCTTTTACTGGCTTAACCTGCTCAGAACTTTCTGACTCTTCGATTGACTCTGCTTCCTCGCTGGATTCCTCCTGCGATTCTTCTTGGCCTTCTTCAAGCTCTTCAGCCTCAAGTGAGCCCTCGTCAATCTCTAAATCGTCTAGCTCGTTTTGGTCGCTATCTATCATGACTTAACCTCTTATGGTCGCTGTTGTCAATAATACATCACTTTTACATAGTTTAAAACTATAGATCTTTTTGAACTCTTTGGACGTTTTGCGCTTGCGTGTCGTACGCCTGTTGAGCATCTGGCGATAGAACCACATCTTTCTCGGCGCTTTCACCGATAGTCTTTAATATTTCTGCCATGCCTTTCAGCAGGGTCATTGTGTCCAGCTGCACCTGCATTTGATCTTGCTGGCCTTTCATCAGTAGCTCGACCTGCTGCTTTTGCTGGTCAAACTCTAGCTTTTGTTGATCTTGCTGAAGAGAAATTGCTTTCATTTCCTGAGCCGCAAGAGCTGCGTCCGCTTTCTTGTCTTCGGCTTTTGCCGCAATCAACATTGGGTCTTCTGGTGGTGGGTTCTGTGCCGCCGCTTGGGCTGCCATTGCTGCCGCCTCTTTCTCATCATCAGTCCATTGAGATTCTGGAATCTCTCCCATCTTCATGAGAGTAGCGCGGGCGCGCTCGGCTGCTTTATCCATGCCGGGCGAATCAAGCGAAGAAAGCAAAATGTCTTTGTTCTGTGCAACTAATGAAGGATCAATCTGCCCAAGCGCTATGATTTGTTCGGCTGTTTTTTCTTGGCGGTTTTTAAATGCTGCGCCAATATCACAGTAAACGTCATAAATTCCTTTCGATAGATCGTTGATCTTTTGGCCATCCATGCCAACTTGATTAACTGTAACCATCTCATAGGTGCCATCATCATTGAATATACGGCGCTCTTGCTCGATGTCGTATAGTTTTGGGTAGCCATTAACAAGGATTTTGCCAACATGCCCAAGCGCAACCTCTAAAGCTTTGTAGTATTCGATTGACCCTAGGTTGCTGTTATTGTCTAGTCGCTCGATAGCAATGCCAGACTGCAGCCCAGGGTTATCCCCAAGACCTGGGGCAAACATTGCGGCGCTTGATTGAATGCCTTGCTCGGATAGCTGGAACATTGAAGCCAGCCCGCTATTCGTATTGTAAGCGCCCGGCTTATATGGCGGCGGAACATTAGGGTTTGGGTCAGACGTATAGGTTAAAATCGGGCGTCCGGCAACATTAAGTCGTCCGGCGTCTTTCTCGTTACCCGCTAACTGTGCGCGGGTCATCATAATCACGTCTTTTGGAGCCAGCGCTGTTTCTTCAACGTAAGCTGACCCGGTGTAATTTCTAACACGCTGCCAGTCCATCAAAGGCTCAACAACACCGCACGAGATCGGCTTATCTTCAACGATCATAAAGTTAGGGAGAACTGGCACGATTGGCAAGAAGTCAAACACAGTATCTTCTGACTCAGTTAGAAACTTTTCACCGTCAAACCAGATTGAGCATATTTTGTGTGAATCTGATACACGCTCTTTAGCGCCTTTTGGCCTACCTATTGCCTTATAATCTTCTTCGTTAAGTACGGTTCCGTCTTGCAACTGGTAAAGCTTCTTGCGTTGTTTCTTCTTGTAGATTAGCTCGCCAATCCTAATACCTGTGCGCTTGTAGTAGTAAGTGCTTCTTGGCTCAGAGTCTCCCAATGACTGCGCCGTCTTGTCGCTTTCTTCGCCAAATCTTTCCTCATATTCCTCGCACGAAACTAAATGCTGAACTATAACGCCATCGGCATCGCTGCAAGTGCGGTCTTGATAGTTACCCAAAAACCAAACACGGTTAACAGAATCGGTAATGTGACGTATAAAAAAATCTTGGCCAAACGATTCGTTGTCAGCATAGTCTTGATCAACTCGCAGGCAATCAAACCCGCAAATCATCTCCATTCGGGCAAGCATCGAGTAAACATTAGTAGCGCGGGAGATAGATTCGGTGTTCTTGATTAGCCCAGCGCATAACTCGGCAGTTTCTTTTGATGAGCCTTGGCCCATCGGTGACACGCGAATATTGAAATCATTCTGAGTCATTTCGCCATAGTATTTGTTAACTATGGTCTTGGTGATGTCGAATGTATAGCGCGGGCGGCCGTACGTCTCGAACTTCTGAAATATGCCATCCTCCCATTGCCCGTTATCCTTCGTCACAAAGTTAATGCACTCGCGCATCTTCTCACGGCGATCATGCTCAATCTCTTGCGCAGTCTTGAGAGCGGCTATAACGTCTTTGTGTTCGCTGAAGTCAATCATCACCAACCCTCGTATTGTATTTCTTTATATTCTACAGCGTCCTTATAGCCTTGGGCAAATTGTCTAAAAGAATCAGCCCCCTCCGAGTGTATATCGTGCCTCGGGTGATCCATAAAGCACTGAGCAGTTCCATTCCACGCCTTTCGATAGCTTTCAAGGTGAATTATACCCTCTTTGCATCCTGTTTCATCAAACCAACAATTCCCGAATGAGTCGCGGGTTGCTTGTATTCCGTGGGATATATCATCAACCCTTGGCACTATCATCACGTTTTTTAATCCTAGCGTTTCCAGCATTGTCTTGGGCGATAGGCTTTGGTTCATTCCTTGCTTGATGTGGTTCCCATCGTGCGGCAAGTAGTGCGACCCCCACACATATCCAGTCTTTTGTAGCTCAGAAACAAAATAGGAGTAAGGTTCTCCCCATCCTTCAATGAATTTTATGAAATTGTCGAATTGGCCAATGCGCTGGTGCAACCAAATCGCAGTGCCATCGCCATGGCCAATATCCCAAAACGTATTTACAGGGTATCCGGCTCGGTGTGGAACATTGCCAATTCTTCCCTGCTTGCGAGCAGCCGTAAGCTGAACAGTGTAATAGCAGCCTTCGGTTGAGCGCTGAAATGCTTCTTTTGGTGTGCTTGGGTATTCCTGCCACATCTTTTCCTCTTCGCCAGAAAAGTGTGAATCTCTTGTGCTTATCCACCATGCGCGCTGCTCAATAGATATTTCACAGCCCATTGCCACTTCAATTTTATCAAAGTATTCGTTATCTTTTTCGGTTATCAAAACACCTTCAGGATCTATCTTGTACTTTGGCTCAGACCACCATGGGAAAAAGTGAAACTTAAAATCTAGCTTTCCTATTGGCTTTTCAGATTGTGATAGGGTTTCGGCGCGCTTACTCATCTTGTAAAACTCCCCCTCTTGACCTTCAGCGGTTGACTCAATGAATACGACACCATTGGCAGGAACGGCAGGGATTGACCCGGTAACAACCTCGCGAGCGCGATCAGGGAACTTTGCGCCTATCTTGCCAAACTCGGACACATGCAGGTATTGAAGCGTTCCAGACCGCATGGAGGTGGCAACACGAATAGAGCTGTTGTTGTGAGCAAATAGAAGCTCTGACTGGCTATCCCTGCCAAGCGGCATGGCATCGCGCAAAGCCTTCGGGAGATTGTCATAAGCGAATTGGATTTTATCGCGGAATATAGTTTTTGCCACATCTTCCGACTGCGCAACAACACCAGCGCGAACGTTATCACGGAACAGGGCGCAGTCAAGAAAGTATATTGATATCAGCGTGGTGAATCCAAGCTGCCTAGCTTTCAAAATAAGGTTTCTGGTGTGCAGATTGTTTAGCAGCTCCATCTGCGAGCCGTTAGGAATGAACGGACGAACTAAATTAGCCTCGCCATCATCACCCTTGACCATGATCTTGTACAGCATTCCACTGGTGAGTCGCCACCATGGGTCTGACAGCTTATCTATAAGCTCTTGTGGAATCATTGCGGGTCAAGCGTCTTGCCGGACAGTTGTTTTAGTAGATCGGTGATTGGGTTATTAGCCTGCAAGCCGTGGTCAATCTCTTGCTTATCAGTCCAGCCAAAGTTGTTTTTAAGATTGAAAATAGCGCCTGTTACATTTTTTGTGTACAGGTGTTGCTCTAGCGCAACCTCTACTTTTGCCCTTGCATTTTTTATAGCGGGGAAATATTCGTCTTTATGCGAGTAATTTGTGAGCGTTTTTCTATCCACACCAAGAGCCATAGCAAGTCCTGCCATAGTTGGAGCGTACTGCTTTATCTCTTCGTCATCCTTGAACCCCGCGCTTATATAGGCGTCAGTCTCAAAGTACAAATCAATCTTTCTCTGCATATCCTCAACAGAGGTAAACGCTGGAGGTCTTCCTACTTCTGCCATTCGCTAAACCCTCTTGGGTCACTGTTAAAACGCTGGGCTGTGGTTAGCAGCCCTATAAACTATCTCAAGCCATGCGGCGAGCTTGGATTATTCCGTATGCGCTAAGCGTGCTCACACTGAACGTAGCGCGTGCAACTAAGTACATGACTTGAGTTGTACCAGCCGGAACCACTACACGATGCACTGATAATGGGTTTACTTGAGCAACAGCACCAGGAACCACATCTGCACTAGCGCGAACAAATGAGTTATGCGCACCGCCAATAGTCGCAGACGTTTCGTTAGACGATCCCGCCAAAGCAGTAATTGAAGTGGATGCGGCTGGAAGAAAGGCGATTGATCCACTTACATCCCATTCACCCTCAGTTAAAGTGATGCTTGTCACGTTAGCTGCGGTTGTGCTTGTTAGTGAAACTGCGCTACCGCTCGCGATAGTTGACGACAAGTAGCCGCCAATAGAGTCGAGATAATTATACAGACTGTCTAGCGATGGGCGAAGGTGTGAGCGTGGTACTAACATAGCATTTCTCCGATTAAATAATTGATTAGTCTATATCAACGCCAGATAGCGCAAAAGTCTCCGCTTTAGAGACCCGATAAGTTCCGCTTGCATTGATGGTTGATTGATATGCGGTAGCGGTTAGCGTGCCACTTGTACCTAGAACATCCTGCCATACATTGTTTGAACCAAGAACCTGTATCACCGCTGTTTCTGCACCAGCAAGACCATAAGCCTTCACTCCTACAGTATCCCCGCGCTGGACTACAAATGGCTGCGAAGCTTTTGCGGCTGTAGTTGCTTCAATTATAGCGCCCATATATCACCTCATTGGTATATTTTGGTGGATTATAGCACATAAAAAAGCCCCGCATTGCGAGGCAAGACAGGGTAAAATAATCTTTTTGCATTCCTGCGAATTAGCGCTGTCTTTCCACTCTATCTCTGAGCTACACATCCCATAGTTTCCAGCTTTAGACTTCGACCGCTGGATAGCCACCCATTTTTAAGAGTGGGCGCTCTACTGCATAACTGGTGTGGCTGGATGCGATCCCCAGCTTAGTTCGTACAGAGAACACTGGATTTGTTACCAGTTGTTTAGCTTTCGCATTGCAGTTCCCGAACCTTTCTGCCTCTCTATCGCGTATCGCCTACGCATTCACACCAAAATCATCCTACCAAATAAGCAGGCTTTTTACACCTGCTTTGCAAATCTTTACTTGAACTCTGGATTTAGCTCGCCGCCTACATGCACCTCGCCGGCGCGCTTTTGCTTTTTTGGCTTATCGCCGCTAAACACAAATACAGATCCGAATAGCGCAACAATCAAGCCAAGATTAATAAGCGCAAACGTCAAATCATTGGCGAGTATTCCGCACACCAATAATCCAGCGAATGATCCGCCTAGCGTAGCCATAATAGTTAAAAGCAGTAGTTGTGGTCTATTTAGCATTTAAACCACCAAAATATAAATAGTCTAGCGCGGCCACTGGAGAAGAAAAATAATTCAACCTATCAACACTCCACATAATTGTACGTCCAATATAGGCGTCATTAAAATATCTACCCACTATTATAGGCTTCATGATCTTCTCCTTAAATTGCATGGCTTACAGTTTCGCACTTATATTTCATTGAGATTTCTGTCAAATTAGCCATTTTTATTTTCTCCAATAATTCTATCAATTAATTTTTCAGTTTCGGCTCTGATTTCTAAAGCTTGATTTAGGTTCACCCATGTCTCGGGGAAAATAACCATCACAAGACCTTTAGCCTCTAGCCTTGCCCTTTGTGCGGCTTTGCGTTGGGCTGATGATTGGGGCGCTTTCGCGCCCTTGTCTTTAGTCAATTTGAAACTCCGCTTCGGCTACTGCTTTATCCCAATCCACACCATCAAGCCCTTCGCAGGCGTCAATCTCAGATTGTGAAACCAACAAATACATGGTTAGCTTTACATTTTCACCGTCAGTGTCTTTTGCCTCAACTGTTGCAGAAAACTCAACCCAGTCATTGCCTGTTACGCGATTTGTAAAATCAACGCTCTCCCCCTCAACCTCCACAACTGCACCTAAGCCAACTTCTTTGATTGCTTGCTCACGATTTAATTTGCTCATCTTAATCACCCTGTTTTTTTCTGTCGCGCCTTTCGCTTCAGTGAGATCATTATTATCTATTGTGACATGTCACGCAAGCGCTATTTGTTATTTCTTGTGTAAAGATTTATTAACACCCGCATTCGCTATCTTCGTCCGCTCTATTTCCTTGCAATTGGCGCACTGGGGCGTACCGCATACGTAATAGATTGCATAAGCCTTGCATACCTCACACATTGTCTTTCTCATATTGCACACCTTTGGTTCGTTTGCACTACATTTGTGCGTGTTTTGTTAAATTGCGGCCCAAGCCTGAAAACTCCAAACAGGTCGAAAAACTTCAATTAAATCAAAGGCGGTGGCGCGCAAATGTCGTAGTTTTGCGGGTTGACCAGCTGAATAAACTGTTATGTTTTCAATTCGCGCCGTGGGCTGTATAGCTGTCCGTTCACCACAATAAAATCTTTTTGAATCCACTGCGTAACCTGTGGCGGTTGTACGCCTTGCGCTGCTGCAAAGGCGCGCTGGTTGCCGTCAAAGTGCAAATCAATCCACTCTAAAAGAGTGCAGGCTTTCGCCTGCGTCTCGGTTTTCATTCTATGCGCCCCAAATCAATGGTTATTTCACTCAAAAAACCGTCCTTTATGCTTACGCACTCAGGCAAATCGCCTATAAATTTGCTAATCCCTAAGGTTAGACGTGTGACTGAGTGTAAATGATGGTAAATAATATCCAAAAACAAATCGCTATTCTCGAAGCGTGATAAGCGCGAGTCGCCTTTATCAATAACAACTTGATTTTTTCTAATGCTATTAGGAAATTTCAAAACACCGTTTGAAGTCTTTGCCTTGAATATTATTTTTGCCATTTTCATCTTCCTATTCAGCCCTTGGAACAATTTCCTCAGTGCATGAATGTATAGTAATACACTTTATCTATACTGTAAAGCGTTTTGCTATATTTATTTAAACTATTTTCACTCTGTAGCAAAACATAACAAGTCGTTGAAAAGGACGGCTTGTAAGCCGGTTAAATTTTCATTAGTTAAGCGCCGCCTTTTAACTCGGCGTTATGTGCTGCTTGGCATTGCGGTTGGGCGGTGTACCGTTCCGCTCGCGGTAATGTACCAATCACACAACCGCGCTTTGCCTTTGCATCGCATACAGCTTTTTGGGTCAACACCGTCACACGTTGGGCACCCCCGTTTTTTGCTTGTGCTAATTGGTGTTAGCGTTGTAGCAGTACTGCAAAACTCGTCTAAAAACTCACTCATAAAAACCTCTTTAGTTAATCGCAAGCAGGCAACACATAACCAGTCGCAGCAAGCGGACGGGTCAAGAATTTCGCACTGTTTTGGCTGTTAAAAGCCGCCGTTGTGCTCAACGTTAAGTTTTCCGTTTCTTAATTGAAAATTTCAGCGTGGTTATATCGTAGCCACGTTCAGTAAACTCATGGCGCAAAGACTTACCATTTAGCATTACATCCCCTTCAATCGCTTGCATAAGCAGCTTAGAGTCGTACTTCATGCCGCCATCGTTATCAGGCCAGCAATACATCAAGTCTATTTCGCCTTCTGATTTTCCGTATTGAACAAGAAGTTCGCCTTCTTTTGCTTTTGGTGTTCTGAATCGTTTTGTCATAGTCTGCACTTCGGTTGGTTGAACTTAACAAGGCGCTGCAATTCGCTCCACTGCGTTGCGCCGGATGCTTCGCACCGTTGAGCTTGGCGTTACATGGTCTTTCTGCCCTTGGCATCGTAGCACCGGCCGGCATATGAAATTTCAGTGCTAGAAGACCATCCGCGTGACATATGCACTGCGGCCACAGGGAAACCAAAAGGAAATTTAAGCTGGCGTCCGCTACCAAGATAATGTATTCGCTTAATACCAAAGCCTAATTTTTCTATGCTCATAAGTCTTGGCATTGAGCTGAGAACTTTATTGATAGGTACCACCAAAACAGCGTCATTACATATTTTTAAAATCGGCTCCAGCATCAAGTCAAATGTTGAATATGGTGGGTTTGTTATTACCCAATCATAAAATTCTTTTTGCTGTAGAAAATCCACACCCATATCAATTTCACACCAGTCCGTTCGCCCAGCCGGTAGTTTTTTGTAAAATGCTCCAGTACCGTAAAAAGGCTCAAGTATTTTTTGTTTGTCCCCAACTGCCGGCATAAATATACTTAAAACTTCATCAACTATAAAATCAGGCGTGTAAACCTTATCGTTTAAATTTGTCATACTCACCCGCATGTAACAAAATTATCAAACGGATGCGGCAAGAGCGCCGCATTATTAATTTTCATACTGCGCACCGCTTATAACGGCGTTAAGTGTATAAGTTCGCGGTACACGTAGAAATCGGTTTACCTTTGCTTACATGCAATCCATCAACAACAAATAAGCCTCTCGCACACCCGTCACAGTTTAAATTTGGTTTTCCACCTACCGCACCCTCGCTATAAAAATCTTCGCGCCACTGCTCAGCGTAAACGCACATAGAGCAATATGTTTCTTGGCTTAGTCCGTTTACCTTGCCCCTATTTACGCACTTTTTGCAGTCCACCACTTCGTCACCTCACTTAACAAGTCGCTGAAAGGCGACGGTTCGTAAATTTGTGTTTTAAATTATTTGTAAAACGCCGCGCTTTAGCTCTGCGTTATGTGCAAGCAGTTATCACTCTTGCGCTAGCTATTGTCTCAAATCCAGCCCCATGCACTGAATACTTTGTCTCATGATTCCAGTCGTAATTTTGCAAAACTTCAGCAACAATTCCGGCGCGCTTACCGTCCGGCATCTCAACAAAAACACGGTCGCCTTTTTTATATTCGTCCATTACCCTACTAGCTCCATTTTTTCAATTGCATTGGTAATAATCGGGTGTATTGCACTCCAGAGCGCAAGATCAACAGGAACTTTTATTTCAATTATTGCACTTGCTTCGTCAAAGCACTCAACAGTAAAGATCAAGTCCTTTGTGTCTTTATCGCAAGCTTCAAATTTAACCGGTACGCACTCAATATTCATAAAATACCTTTGCTTTATCGCAACAAAAACACACATAACAAGCAGTTACAACGCGGACGGGTCTGGCGTTGCGCACTGCTCAATCTTTTTACTGCCGCCGTTGAACATGGGCGTTAAGTGCTTCTAATCGCTGTATGGTGCGTAGCCATTTAGCTCTGGGCACCAATTACATTTTTCGCATCTATGCATACCGTTGGCACATTTGCAGAGGCGCATTCGTTTACAGTTCGGGCAACCGTCTTCACCGTTGTCATAATCACCAAGCGCCCACTCGGCACGCTCTTTTTCTTCTTGTTCGTAGTCAATCACTTTGCTAGCTCCACTTAAC